ATTCTAATTATGGCTTGGCTGAAATTCTACAATTAAATTCAGTTAAATATGAAAAGAATAATAATCAAGAAATTGGTTTAATTGCACAAGATGTAGAAACTATTATGCCAGAATTTGTTGCTGAAATCGATGGTTATAAAACTTTAAATTATCCACAAATGGTTTCTGTTTTAATCAAAGCAGTTCAAGAACTTTCTGCTGAAGTTAATACATTAAAATCACAGTTAGGAAAATAAAATGCCAGCAGTAACATCTAGAGAAACTCTTAAGCAGTATGCTCTTAGAGCGTTAGGTGCACCTGTTCTTGAAATTAACGTAGATGAAGATCAGTTAGAAGATAGAATTGATGAAGCGTTAGAATATTGGAAGCAATATCATTACGATGGTATTGAACGAGTTTATCTAAAGCACACTGTTACAGCAACCGATATTACAAATAAGTATATCCCAATTGCAGACGCAGTATATGGAGTTACACGTGTAATTCCTGTATCACAAACATCATCTTCAAAAAGTCTTTTTGATGTTCAATATCAACTTCGCTTGCACGACCTTTATGATTTGACTTCTACCTCAATGATCTACTACAAAACTGTAATGTCACACATTGCATTGTTGGACATGGAATTAAATGGTCCACAGATGTTTAGATTTAATCGCCTTCAAAATAGATTGCATATAGATTTGAAGTGGGGAGAAGATATAAAAGAAGGTGGTATCATTGTAGCTGAAGCATATCGTGCTATGGACCCGAATGAATTTGCGAAATCATGGAATGAATCATGGTTAAAGAAATATGTTACTGCTTTATTTAAAAAGCAATGGGCTACAAACATTAAAAAGTTTTCAGG